ATAGTACGGTAAGCATCGGGATGGTTCGCATGCTCAAACCAAACTGATTTTGTGGTTCGCTTGATGCAGCGAACGGGGAAATCACCGTGCGCGCAGGCAAGTGTCCCATAGTAAATCTGGCCAGCAACAAAATATTTCACAGGTTTAAACCAACCCGAGAATAGTTAACCAGCTCTCCGAATTATCCGGCTCAACTGTGCGGCCGTCTGGGGTTTCGCATACGCTGTCAACGGTCCAACCTTGTAATTCTGCATCCGTAGGGGCTGGCCAATACTTGCCACGCCATTGGATCCTTTTATGGTTTCCAGCCTGATCAATAGACAATCCGCGTTCAGCAGCCAATATTGCCGCGGTCTCGCCATGGTCCTCTCCATCAATACTCTGCCAAGGGCAGTTAATCGCTTGCACCGCTTTACCCCATAACTGGCAATATTGCCACGATTTAGAGTCCAAAGGGTCAATACTGCCGGCCCGTTGATCCCATTCTTTAGCAAGCTTTACCGCTGTTTTAAGTGAACAGCTAAGCGTTGCTAATGCCCAACCACAACCGCGGTGGGTAATGGTCCAACAACCGGGAACAGTGGCGAACAGGTAATCTTTGCCCGGTGGCGGGGTAACCGCAATATGCTGGCCCAGCCATGCGGCCGGCGCTGAATGATCTAAGAATCCGTGGCCGGCGGGGTTCTTAGTGGCGACTAGACAGCGGTTTAAGTAGCGGCCGGGGTGCGTTGATAGGGTCATTTGTTAGGTAGCAAAGGGGTGAGATATTTTTAGGGTCAAGCCAGCGCAACCCTCACAGCGTGGCGGGTGATACCTAGACGTGCAGCGATGCGGCGCTGAGAGTGGCCCTGGGCTGATAGGTGGCGAATATATGCGGGCTGCCCTTGTGCCCTGATAGCTAAGGCATGGAATAGGGCTGCGACTAGTAACACTGCACCTAGTAACGCTGGCAGCAGTGTTAATGCGTGATCAACTGGTGGAAAACTTGGGGTCATGGTGAATTAAATGCGGTTGGAATAATTGAGCGCTGGATTGCGCTCGCCGTCAGCATAGCCCGAATTGAGCCAATAGCTAGGAATTAGCCACCAAATGTTTATATTTCTTAACAATAGCCCAACTGTACTATAGGCGCTGTACTATTCAAAGGCGCCGATGCATAGGCGCACCGACTTGATAATGGGAATCATTCTCATTGATAATTGGAACCATTCTCACTCATAATGGGAACCATTCTCACTAGTACATTAGTATTATTACGGCACTGTTATGCTGTTATATAACAATATAACGGCACAGTAGTATAATGTTATAACACTAGTACAAATGTACTATAGTACGTGTGTACTATGATACAAATGTACTATAGTACGTTAGCACTAGAGACCACTTTTTTATATATTTGCGTCGAAAAATAATACCTTAAACCACCTTGCAGCCGTGTGTAAAAAAGGCCCTTAAACCGACCCCTTGCAAGTCCAAAATTTTTTAGACAAATTGTTTGACTGCCGCGTCAAATATCGCGCCCGCATTAGCTTGCACCGCCACTTCAGCAGCATAATTAAAATCAAAACTTTTTTGCACTGATGGCACTGCTTCAAGCTGCCTGAACAATTGCGTCAGGTTGCCGCTTTTAACGCGGTATATGCCCGGCTGAGGCAACCGTCCCTTACCGATAGCCCTATAGACCTTTGCAAGCTCCTTCCTGCCCCCCACATAGGGCACGTAGATGTGGCTGCCTTCAGTGCGGTACCTACCAGGTCGCATAGATGCCCTGATGTCTTCAAATGCCTTGATGCCATATAACGCCTCAACGTATTGCGATGCACGTATGCGACCTTGCTGGTTGCGCTTAGCTGCTGGTGATTCATGTAATGGAAACATATACCTACCATTGTAATTTGATAACTGTGATGCTAAGCGCTCTTGAAATCTAGTTTTGTATACCATACCACCAAGGATTTGCGGTAACAAATAAGTTGAAGGCGGCTGACCTTTAGTTGCTTCATCACGTAAATAAATAGTTGTATACGATTGCGCTTTAGTTGCAAGATGGCGATATAGCGGAGATTTATAAGTAAATGCACTGAGGCTTTTAAAAGAATCTTTCATTTCATGCTGCAATGCCTGACGAACGACGGTGCCAAGACGATTAACGGTAACAGCAGCTAAAAATGGTAATTGAACTCTTACGATAAGGTCAAGCTCACGATCTAGCTTTTGACCATTAAAACTAATACTCATGATGCATCCGATAGAGCGGTAATAATTTTATCGTAGTCGCGGCTGAAGCTATAGACCAGTTCAGGCGGTATGGGTTGCTGCTCGTCTTGAGCATTGTCGCGGATGGCATTTGCTACCGCCACGGCTTCAGCCATTAATGCGTCTAGTCGGTCGATGCAGGGGCGGTTGCGTTCAGAAATAATAAGCACCACTTAATAAGCATAGGCAACGTAAAACTAACCAGTAGGTGCCGTTAGGTCTACTTTGCTTAACATTGCGCAACAAAAGCCTGTTACGCTTGTTACGCCCTGTTACGGTCCGTGTTACGCCCAAAATCCTTGCAGCGCAGCGTTTGTTACGTTGTTACATTTTTTTTAAAATAAAATATATATATATAGAGAGGGTGTCTCTAAGGGTGTGAGAGGGGGGATGTGTATATGTATCTCTATGGGGTTGTGTTTTGTTTTTAGCGTAACAGGCGTAACATCGTGACAACGGTTGCAGCGCAAGGGATCTCAGCGTAACGGCACCGTAACAAGGTGTAACACGCAACGATCTGTTACAAAGCCGAGACTTATTGCCCTGCTGGCGGTTTAGGGAAATTAGGAAATGATGCCTGCATTTTCAAGTGGAATTAACGTGCATCGCATAGTGTGTGACCCAAAACGGATCGGGCCAACTTTTGCGGCACCTTTGACCCGCTGTAAAGCTTGTTTATGGGCACCACCGCTCCATGGTGTATCACGTAACAGGCCATGCAAAATGCTATGGGTGTTAGCTATGGCTAGGCCCCCTTCGTGGTATTTGATGCCATGACGGGCAAGGACCAGATCAGCCGGTTCATCACCGATAGACGAGCCTAACCGTGCAGCTAAGAAAATTTCACGTATAGAAATACGTTTATGGTCAACAACAACCATAGTATTAAGGATATAATCAAGGCACTTAACTTCATCAGCTTCTTGTGGATCAAGCTGGTTAGATTCCCAATCTAAAATTTTAATCCATTCTAATGCTTCTTCAATGCTTAATAACTTACCGCCATCAGAAGATAAAGACCATGCGCCTGCAAGTAGGGTGCCATATTGATCACCGTAACGTTGGCCAAAAGTAATAGCAAGTGCCCTGGCTAATATCTTAGCATTAGATCTAATTACAGGTATATTTTGTATAGTTCTAGCTATTAATTGGCGTCCAATTTCCATTGTAATTGTAGTTTTTATTTCAGCTTCGAAGGCAGTCCATTCTTGCTTTTGTATGGTGTCTTTACGAAGTGCTAGGACACAAAAGCGATCAACATCTGCTTTTTGTATTAATGCAACATTTATAGATGATACGCAAAACATGCTGCGTATTTCAAAAGCGTTAGCGCCGCCTGTGGTTGTGCCTTTATAAATTTTGCCACCTTCAGATGATGCAATACGTGCAAGTGCTAATACATTTTGAACAATTTGTTTATCACGTTGATCATTTTGTTCAAATTCATCAAATATTACAGGTATTGCATCAGAGCATAATGTGCCACGGAGGCCAGCTTCAGTGGTACCACCTGTTGCGCCTTGGTAGATACCACCCATTAATGGTTTAAGGAAATCTTTTAGGATGCAGGTTTTCCCAGTACCAGCAGCACCTGTTATCCAGGCATGTGGGCGCCAGTCTAAGGCGCCGCATACGGGCGCTAGGACGGTCCAACCTAAAAGGAAATAAGCATTAACAGGCATCTCCCAGCGAAAACCTATAGCGATATTGCGTATTTTGGTAGCTAACTCATCTGAAAGCGGCTTATTGTCTGGCCCATCAAGCGCTTTAGCTTGTTCATAAAAATAATTAGTTGGTGGTGGTGAGCAAATGCGATGCTCTTTATTGTCAACAATTAGGCGATCACCAAGGTGAACGATGACGCGACCTCTGTCATACCAAGCACCGCGTCCACGAACGCGATCTGGATCATAAACGCCTTGTTGCATACAAAGTGAGATAAGGCTATCTGCGGCGCGATCCCAATCAGCGCCAGTACCTTTTTTATATGCTTCATTCCACCAGCTAAGAGGTGCAAGATTTAGGAGATTGAGTTTAGTGTGTTGTGAAGCTGTAAGTTCTAATACTTGGCCGCCGTTTGTTGGTAGATAAAAATAAGACCCACGATCAAAACCTAAGCAACGGAATGGTAGTTTGTCTGCCTGTGTCACTGGCGCGAGTTCCGATGCGGCTTCCGGGGCAAGTTCCGGTGCAAGTTCCGGTTGTGCCGTTAGTGCAGACCGGTTGGCTTTAAGGTATGCAGCGGCTTCTGCGATTGACCAGTGTGCATCAGCTAGATCCCATCCTTCAGGCACGTCTGGTGGTGGTGTGACAATGCGCACCTGAGCGGCGCCAAGTTTAAGTAATTTGGCTGATAATTTATCCATAGCTTGGATGCCAGGGGCGTCTGCATCAGGCCATAGTGTGCAGTTGCGACCTATTAGTGGCGCCCAGTCTGCTTTGTCAATAGCTTTACAACCGCTTGGCCATGTAATCGCCACCGCTGATGGAAATAATTTAGCGGCTGCATCTGCGGTTTTCTCACCTTCAACTATTAGTACAGGTGCATCAACTTTGGCGGCGATAGCTGCAAGGTTGTATAGCGGGCGCGGTGCAGGTGGTGCTTTCCATAACCACTGCGAGCCATCCCACCATAAGGGTCGAAGTCGTTTACCTGGGAAGCGGCAAACAATAAATGTGCTGGAGTAATGCCAAATATATTCGGCGCCTTTAGTTGGCGGCTCAGGCTTGATATTTAAGTGCTGCTCGATAAGCTTGCAGGCTTCAGGATAAGTGAGACTTGTGCGACGCATTAGCATATCCATACCACTTCCGGCGCCGCCGGATTGATCTTTACCGCCGCATTGGTTGCAGTACCAGGAGCCGGTACCATTTAGATCATCAAATCGGTAGCGATCCTCACCACCACATAAAGGGCATGGCTGGTGCTTGTCAGTTAATTGATTTGGCGTAAGGCCAGCAAGTTGCATTAGCAGGTCAGGCCACCTGCCGTTGGTTAGGTCTGTATTAGTCATTTACCAGCCAACGCCTGCTCAAGTAATAGTCTGATGGCTGTAGCACGGGACATGGTATCGCCACGCCATTTATCTAGCCGCTGCAATAACTCTTGTGTAAGACGTATATGGGTTGGATGAGCAAGTTTCAAAGCCTTTCGTCGGGTGCTTGCCAACTGTAGCATCCAGTGCTACGATACGCAAGCAACATTGCAATAAGCGCAACAAATGATCTATCAGTTGACTAATGAAGAAAAGCAACTTGCGTTGTCAGAGGCTGAAAGAAGGCAGTCAGTAAATGAACAAAACAATACCGTGGGCAGGAATCACGGGATAGAGAAAGGGCCAAAAGCGCTTATGTTGCATAAAATAGGTAGCCTTGGTGAAATGGCAGTTGCATCATATTTGGGTTTAAATAATTTTCTTTATTGCGATAAAGCCCCAAGGAAAGATTCCTGCGATCTTCCTTTTAGGATTGATGTAAAAACTAGATCCAAACATTATTATGATTTAATAATTCAATTGAATGAAAAGACAAATAAAAATTTTTGGCTTTGCACTATAGAACTAAATGAAATTCGCATACAAGGATGGATTCAAAGCCAGGATTGTTTTAAGCCTCAATATATAAAAGATCCTGCTGGGGGTAGGAAAGCCTATTTTGTCCCTCAGAGCAAGTTATGGCCGCCAGAAGCCTTTTGGTTTTTTTTTAATTTC